CAGTGGCGTACCGCTTGAACGGTAAACCGAATAGTCGTTGCCAATGCCACCCCCTGTCATCAGACAGGAGGCAGCTTTCCAAGCAAGGTTAGACCATGACTCACGGGTATCTTCAGAGCTTTTAAGTAGGTAGCAGTTGTTGAAGAACTTCTTGTCTCGCCCAGCGTAGTAGAGATACCGACCACCGGGGATAAACTTGAGGGCAGCAATAGCTTCAGTGAGTGTTTCTTTCTCGTCTGCCGTCAGGTGTTCCTGACAGACATCATCTACCAGCGTCTTAGCTAGTTCACTAAATGTCTCTGCACCTTCATGTCGATACTTGTGGTTGAAGATATCCTCCGCAAACTTTGAGCGGAACATTGGATTGGTATTCGATCTAAACACTCAAAGCTCCCGTAAATTATCTGCTAGTTGTTCTAACGATTTTTCCATCCCATCTAGACACAGGCGTATATCCTTACGCTGCTTCCAAGAGGGATTATGATTTCTATACATTGTCACAAGTGTTGCGGAGATGGATCGTGCAAGACAAGAAAAATGATCCTGACAATCTTCAAATGCCTCTGCTATAGGGACAGGGTTCTTAGACAAGAGGTTCTCCTTTGATATCTTTGATACGCATGTTGATGTATTCTGCTGCTTTCTCTAAGTCTTTGATTTCTTCTTCCCAGCTTTCACCTTTGAAACCCGCTCGCATAACGTATTTGATTACATTGCCTCGCCAGAACTCTAATGAGTTAGCGTTGATAAACTCAATTGGCTGTACCTTCCAACGTGCATAGTGCTTTGGTGCGCTGATATCATCGAAGAGTTCTGGCTGAAGATCGCCATAATCTTCTTGAAATTTACGGCTATCTTCTTCCGATATAGAAGAAGTATTATAGTTCTTAAACAGAGCTTCTTCTGCCGCTTTCTGCATCTGTATGCTTATTGACTTACTGGCGGTGTCCATAAAGTGACCTCTTGTGTTTCATAGTTATAATCACCCTGCTTCAGAAGGTACGCTAACCTTGCGTTCTCTAAGGCATCCTCTTCTTCAAGACCCGCTTTCTCAAAGGCAGTAACTACTGCTTCCCAGAGTGCTACTGGGTCTGTCTCTTCTTTGAGTATTCTGTCAGCTTTAACAGGTCCTATGCCGGGACAACCCTTGTAGTTGTCTGCGGTATCACCAGTAAGTATCTGTTTATAGAACCAGCGTATGCAGTCGTCTTCTTCCAGCTTTACCAGATTACCATCAATAAAATGATGTCCCGGTACTTGTCGTAAATCTTTATCTGGACTGACGATAATAGTCTTATCGTTTGCGAACATACTCAATATGTCATCGGCTTCTATTCCCGAATACATACGAGCATCATAGAAATCAATTATGTGTTGCCTTGCAGCTTGAAGACACACAGGTTTACGAGTGTTCTTTCTGTTTGCTTTGTATGTAGAGCAAACGTCTTTACGGAAATTTTCCTTTCCTGTTAGGGCGATAGTCATTCTTCCACTCGACTCTTCGATAAGTTCTTTCAGCCAAGCAAAGTAGTTATCAATCTCCGTTTTAACTTGATCTGCATCACAGTGAAGGGTCCACAGATTGTCATCCCACTCCACTGGTTCTTCATTTGATGCAGCAATGCGATAGGCAACAATGTCGCCATCAATCAACAGCTTCATTTACTCTCCTTTCTAAATGTTCGTAGTGTGTTTTTTTCTCGTCCGTAATAAACTCTTTAAGAACCTTATTGCGTTCTACTTGACCCCTTTCCCATGCCAAAAGTGCAACTGCTTGGTTCTGTTTTTCTCTTAGGTAAGGTAGAACAGATACAACTACGTCTATTGCTTCCTTACCTCGAACTACCCAAGACCATGACTTTCTACGTGTGTTAGTAGGGTAACCATGATTGTAAAATGCACCCCCTAAATGGTGGAACAACGTACATAACAAGTCATAGTTTGCAGAGCTTACTTTTACTTCTGGTTGTCGGTTGCCTTTTGGTATTGAGAAGCAACCTTCGCCGTCTAAATATCCCGCCAGCCACTGTGGACTAATGGGTTTCAGCCCAAGTTTTTCCGACCTTGTATTCAGCGTCGAGTCTTGTTCTGATTTCAAAGTACCTTCCAGCATCTCTAATTGCTGCAACTGCCATTCTTCCAAAATGATCTCCTAAATCTTCGTCGCACTCCCACTGTGTTTCATCGTGAACCCAAGCCACTTGGTGGCATCGATCTTTCCAACCATTCCTGACTACAGCTTTCTCCATTTCGACAAGCCAACGCTTGCAGATAAGGCTTCCAGCGGATTGGATTAATAGGTTCAGAGAGGAGTGTGGACTGCGTACAGGTAATCTCCTGCCGTCTAGTCCGATAATATATTTCTGATCTTCAGCTTTAGACACAACGGCGTCTATCAGCTTCTTTAGTGCGGGAATCTCCTTGAAGAACTTAGTCTTCAGCTTGACCCCTGTATTCTGTGTACCCCCGGCTATCTTACCTAGCTTTGCTGCACCAGCGCCAAAGATCAGAGCGTAGATAAATGTCTTTGCTTGATCTCTGGTATCAAGGCCAGCCGCTTTCTGATTGAAGGTATGGATATCACCGTTCAGTACTACTTCAGAATACGCACCTTTGTCATACGGATGTAGATAGTGGGCTAACGCTCGTAGTTCTAAACCAGAAACATCAACTCCAACTAGTACCTTACCGTCAGGGACAGTGAATAGATTACGACACTCAGTACCGTAAGGAACTCTGCATGACGGAACTTGCGCTAGGTTAGGACTTCTATGCGTTGCCCTTCCACTTACAGCGCCATTAGTAATTACAGAGCCTCTTATTCTACCATCTGTCTCTACGCTGTTTAACCATGCTTGCCTACCCTCACTAAGGGCGGCAACTCGTTTCGACAACAAGAAGTACATAGCCAACTTCTTCGCCTCTGGATAAGGCAGAGACATTAATATTGTCTCGTCTACTTTCGGTTGGCCTTTCTCAGTATAGTGATCAGGCTTCCAGTTATACTTTTCCTTGAGCCTGTTCGCTATGTGATGCCTAGAGTTAGGGTTAAACTTTATTGTCTGAGACTTGTGCGTAAGAACACCCTTCGTATACCCAAGCTTCTTATTATTTGCCTTGGGCATAAATGGTGTTTTTACTTCATAGTTTGGGAACAGAGCGTCAAACTCTGCCTCAAGCAACGACCTCTCTTTCTGTAACTCTTTTGCTAATTCCCACGCTTTATCTACGTCGAACATAAAACCTTTGTTTCGCTGTTCTACGCAGATTCGATGAACGAGATGCTCTAATTCTATACTTTTTTTTGAAAACTTCTGTTGCTCCAGACGATGATATAACTTAGCTGTTACATCTACATCTTGAATACAGTAGTCTAACATCTCTTGGCAAAACGTATCCCAAGGTCCTTCAAAGTCTCCTTTGAGGTTTTTAAGTCTTATACCCCATGCCTTGAGACTGTACGATCCTCTCAACTTAGTAGGAAGATCGCCATTCAACATATCTCTTGAGACAATGTCAGGGTGACACAGGCGTGACCAGATGAGTGTGTCGGTTACCCGGTCCCACTCTGGTATAAACTCTGGCTCTATGGTTTGGATTGCCGGTACATCAAAGTCGATGATGTTATGTCCGGTGATCTCTTCTGCTGACAACAATACTGGCAATGCATCTCGCCAGTTATCTGTGTAAGAAGTAACTTCACCTGTGTCTAAATCTTGGGTAACTATGCAATGGACCTTGTCCAGTTCACCGAGTAAACCGTTTGTTTCAATATCAAACGCTAATCTCAATGAATAGTCTCCACAATTACGTCAATGTTTTCTGCTTCAGGATAACAAATAGACAAATCGTACAATAGGTTTTGGAGATTCTTCTTAGTTTCCTCATCAAACACATGGATTTCTACGATGTCTGTAGGGTTATCCACGGCTTCCTGCACCGCATCAAACACACACTCCATTATGTCGGTAATGTCTGACGGTATCTCTTCAGTAATCTCTCCATCAAAAGTCATTGTTTTCCTCTTCGTCATCAAATATGCATTCCTTCAATAAAGTCGATTGTGGATCATAGCGAATAGCACAAGCTAAACCTGTGTCACCGCTAAACCTATTTTTTAGAACCCTGACTTTACTGATGTTCTTGTCTTCACCAGACAGATCACGTTCTATTCCAATCACACAGTCAGATAGCTGTCCGATAGAGTGGCTGCCTCTGAGTGCAGACAAGGATAGTTCAATACCGTTCTCATAACCCTTGTTACCATCGGGTCGTCGCAAGTGACTTACGAGAATCAAACCTATGTTTGTCTCCTCAACCAATGACCTTAGTGTGGTCATCGTAGAGTCGATCATCCGTCGTTCATCACCATCTGCAAAAGCAGAAGACATGATACTTAGGTGGTCTAGGATCACCCA